CGGCTTCGGTGCGGTGACCACCGGCGTCGATAGCGGTCGCCATGATCGGCAAGGCGTGGCCGTTGACGTGTTCGATGGGGCGGTTAAGTAGGTCGGTCAGCGCGACCCACACGGCATCGTCGGCAGGATCGCCCATTAATTCGATGTAATCCAGCACCCAGGCGGCCATGTTTTTTCCCCAACCGACAATTTGCACGGCTAGGCGGTTGTCTTGGGTATCGACACCGGCTGTTATGCACGCGACACCGACCGGAGCCGTGCGCAGGCGGTACGGTTCGGCACGGTCGGCGATGACATTGAGTTTGACAGCGCGCATGGAAGGGTCTTCCCAGGCTTCGGCAAGCTTGGAATTGATGAAGGTTTTTAACTGGGTGACATCATTGACGCATTTTAAAAATGTTTTAACCAAGGATTTCCAGCTTGGGCCCAGGCCGACCGGATAATACAAGCAGTTGAGGGTATAGCCGCGCGATTTTGAGCCTGGATTTTGCGGAATCCAGCGCCCAGCCTTGATCATGTCGGTTTTGTAATGCTCTTCGATTTCACAGGCGCATTGCGGGCAGATATAGCGGACATGTTTCACGCCTGGATCCCATTGCAGGCCTGCCCATTCAAAGGTAATCATTTCAAAGCAATGCGGGCAGGCCATGAAATACTTGCGCTGGTCTGATTCCTGATAGGCTTCGTCGGTCCGGCAAATGCCTTTGACGCCGGGTGATGAGATGTAGAGTTTTTTGTAGGTGGACGGGAATGACGAGCAGCGGTCATCGAGCATTTGCATCGGGTCATCAACACCCAGTTGATTCGCCACGGCGGTTAGTTCATCAACCGCGATAAACCGCGAGCTGATCATCTTCAGGTTTGACGGCGTCGCGGCATGACCCAAGCGCAAGGAGCCACCGACAAACGATTTAAATTCTTTGGTATTGCGGGCATTGCGGCTTGCCAATGTTTTAAAAGCCCCGGCTACGATGGGATTGCTTTCGATGTGCGGGTCCAGCTTTTCATCGTTGAAAATATCCAACAGTTTTTCAGTCGGGAAGATAATCAATAAGCTGCCGTAACCGTTAGCGATAAGGTAAGACGCCCAGTTTAGTAAGATGGCGGTCTTGCCGATCTGAACGGGGAACATTAATACTAAATCCTGAACCGGCGAGCGGATGCTTAAGCAATCCATCGGTTCTTTTAGGACTGGGTTTCTGATGGTGCGCCAGCGACCCGGCTCGTTGTTGTTGGCGACCGGTAAATAGAGGTTTTCGTCGGAAAACTCGGACACGGTTTGGGTTTTGCGCGGGGCGAACGCGCGGGCACGGGCCGCGTTGATGACGTGGGCGGCGCTGGGGTGGGTGGATGGGTTATGGGCGAGCTGTGTCAAGTTGCCTCCATAGATAATCACTTATACCAGCAGGTCGTTTATCGCTATGGTAATACTCTGGACGATTTTTAATATCTCGGTACAATGACTGTAAATTTCTGCTGTATTGCAACGGTTCTCGCGGATACGCGCTTTCTTTTGCGTGCAGTCTCCACCAAACAGCACTCCAATAATAGCAACGCGGCCAACCTTCATTAAGCTCCATGTAGGCAGCATGGACCTGGGCTTCTTGCAAAGTCATTCGCTTATCTTTTATTCGTGTCATGTACGTATCCGGTCATCATGACATTGCTAAAACATGATCACGCGGCACAGAAAACCTGATTAACCAACACCAAGAGCCTGTCCAAAAATCCCCCATCATTAAGCCCCCAAAACGGAACTCACAATTATTATGAGCGGTATTATTCAAGAAATGCGCCGAGTCGTTGCCAGTGTTATCGGTGATGAACAAAAAGCGGGCGATATAGTTTATGCGTTGATCAGCAATTTTGGCGGCGAGCGCTTAACGCTGCCGATCAATGATTACCGGCACCGCAATCAGGAAATAAAAGACCTGCATAAAGCCGGCGCCAGCGTTGAGCAATTGGCTAAGCGGTTTCGGCTATCTGTGCGGACGGTTTATAGGATTATAGGCTGAGTTTATCGCATGGATGCTCACCTACATCCGGCGGTGTCCAGCCATGTTTTTCACGCAATGCCATTTCAATCATTACCGCGCGGCTTTCTGTCTGTTCGTCGAGTTTATCAATAAGCCATCGTGGTAATTTTAAGCTGATCATTTCCTTTTTTAAAAGCGGATGCGCCAGCTTCCTGCCGGCTCCTTCGCGCTTTCCGCCCTTATTCACACCAATCCCACGGGCATCTGTCCCAGAGACGAGAGCAAAAATCTATAATTTCCTCTTTTTTTTCCTCGTCATTCGTCCATGAGTTAACTAAAGATTCCTGGTTTATCACATTAACGTTATGACCCGGGTACTCATTTTTTATTTGTTCGGTTGCCCATTGCCTATATTTCTCGCAATCTTCGTCAGATGTGTCACCCATTGTTTAGTTAGCTGCGTAATATTCGATTTTGTTCATTTTATTATCTCCTGTTTTCGTCAAAAGCCAATCTCTTGACGTTGAATATAGTATATACCAAAATATAAAAAAGTAAATACCTTAATCAAAATATTTTTAGCGCATAATCTAAGCAATCAACCTACTATATTTTTTTAAATTGCCATTTTTTGCCTAGTTTTTGTCACAAAATAAATGACATGATGCAACATGGCATTTACAACTACCCAACTTTCCGCTTTAGAAACTGCAATCGCACAAGGTGCGTTATATGTGCAGTTTGGTGAGCGCCGGATAACGTATCATTCACTCGATGAAATGATCCGTTTGCGCAATACCATGCGTTCAGAATTGGGCGTTGCAAGCCCCGTCAGCAGCCGTTCTCGGATTATCACCTTGCCCACCGGTAAAGGCTTATGACAGAGAAATCGAATGTCATCCCCTTTAAAACTCGCCGCTACGATGCCGCGAGCAAGTCCACGCGTACCAGCAATTGGCTAACCCCGGCCACCGATGCCAACTCAGCCAATCAGAACCCGTCAATCATTCGCAATCGTGCCCGCGATCTGGTTAGAAATAACCCATGGGCGGCTAAAGGCGTTTCCGTCATTGTCAATAATGTCATCGGATACGGCATCCGCGCACAATTTCAAGCCCCGATTAAACGCAATGCCAAGCGGGCGCAAGACAAATGGAAGGTTTGGGCGGAAAGCACCCAATGCGACGCGCAAGGCCTGACCAATTTTTACGGGATACAGCAAACCGTTATGCGCTCAGTTGTTGAGGCCGGTGAAGCCATTATCCGTTTGCGGCCTCGTCTGGCGACGGATGGTCTTGCCGTACCATTTCAGCTGCAAGTGTTAGAGCCGGATTATTTGTATGAATACAACGACGGCCCGTTACCTAATGGCGGCCACATTCAGCGCGGTATTGAATACGACGCCATTGGGCGCCGTGTTGCTTATTATCTGTATAAAATCCACCCAGGCGCCGCCGGGCGGTTTTTCGGCTCGTTCAGCAACAGCAGCTATTCCCGCGTGCCCGCTTACGAAGTTATTCACATTTTCCGCACCGACCGTCCAGGACAAGAACGCGGTGTGTCCTGGTTAGCGCCGGTGATGATCCGTTTGCGTGAGCTGGATATTTACGAAGATGCTTATTTGAACCGGCAAAAGCTGGCGAATTTATTTGCCGCTTTCATTTATACCGATGAGCCCGCCGAAACTGAAGAAGAATTCAGCGATGTTTCTGAATTGACGCCCGGCTCCATGTACGTCATGAAGCCCAATCGCCGCGTCGAGTTTTCCACGCCACCAAAAGCGGATGATTATGGCCCTTACAGCCTGGAAAATCTGCGCGCAATCGCAGCAGGCTTGGGCATTACCTACGAAGCCTTAACCGGCGATCTATCGAACGTTAATTTTTCATCCGCGCGCATGGGCTGGCAAGAATTCGGGCGCTCTATTGACTCGTGGCTTTGGCAGATGATCATTCCCGGTGTTTGTAACCGGGTGGCCGGTTGGTTTATGGATTTTGTCGGCATTTCGGATTTATCCGCCGAATGGACACCGCCCAAACGCTTAATGGTCGATCCTATCCGGGAAATACCCGCCATTAAAGAGGCGATCCGGGCTGGTTTAATGACCCAATCCGAAGCCATCCGCGAGCAGGGTTATGACCCCGAACAGTTATACGACGAAATGGCGGCTGATAACAAAATGCTCGATGAGCGCGGCATCATCCTCGATAGCGATGCACGCAAAGTATCCGGCCAAGGCCAAACACAGCCCACAGGTTTAACCAATGCCCCAACAACAAACTAGACAGATTCCCAAACTGCATACCCGCGCGGCGTTTGTCCCGGCGACGCTGAATGAGTCAGACCGTACCATTGAATTGACCTGGTCAACCGGGTCACAGGTACGCCGTACTGATTATTGGACAGAAAAGACCTGGATTGAAGAGCTGAGTATGAGCCCTATGCATGTCAATCTGGACCGTTTAAACGCCGGTGCGCCGTTATTGCCCAATCATAACAAATACAGCTTAGAAAATGTCATTGGTGTCGTTGAGCGAGCTTGGTTAGTAAACGGTGAAGGCCGGGCTGTCGTGCGCTTCAGTGAACGTGAAGAAGTCCAGCCTATTTTTAACGAAGTGAAAGCCGGTATCCTGCGCAATATCAGCGTCGGTTATACCATCAACAAGCTGGAAAAACTCCCGGATTTACAAGACGGCTTTCCGGTTTATCGTGCTGTCGATTGGCAGCCGATGGAAATTTCTTTAGTCACCATCCCTGCTGATCCTGGCGCACAAGTGCGCAGCGACATCGAAACAAATTTAGTTACTATCATAAACAACGAGGTTAACGCAATGGCTGATCCAGTCGCAGCAAAGCAGACCGACGCACACCGG